AAAATCTTCCGCAGTGGGGATATCTGAATTAATATCTAATGGGTCATAAATAATAGCATTCCCATTACTATTTACTTCGTCCCAACGACAAGTTCCTCCTCTTAAGGAAGGCTCGTCTAAAAGGTTTCTTCCGCTTGTTCCAGGAAGATATCTGTTTAAGATGCTCGTAGTAGGAGGAAGCGGGTTATTTACTATTTTTGCCAGCCCGCCCATTCCGTGTGTGCCTACCCAGGAGGACACAGTATGGTTTTGCATAGAAATGGAGTTAACTTCTTGAAGTTGTCCCTTAATCCCTACGCACATACCTGCGTCAGTGTTCTGCTTCTCCGCTTTATACGTATCCCCGCTAAGAGGTACCCCCTCATAGATTCGCGAAATAGTATGTAGAGGCGTATAGTTGTACAATACCTCAGAAACTGCTCTTACATCTCGGGCGGTAAGTCCTTCAGTCCCAGAAAACGCATTGTCCGGAAGAAATATGTAAATGTTAGAGGACTTAGAGTTCCAATAATCCAGAACCGAGAGCTCCTGGGGAAGTCCTTGCGTAAGCACGGAAGAAAAGTTAGGAGGTGTACCATTTCCAGAGGTAAAGAATTTTACGAAGTTATTATTTCCGAAGTAAAAATCACTGCTATCTTCCGTTCCTATAGTAGTAGAACTTACAATATAGTTTTCTAGTTCAGTTACCCATCCTGGAGCAACCTGAAAGCCAAAGCTAAAGTTATCTTGGCAGTCACCCTCTAATGCTTTGCGTAACCAAAAAAGAACCTCCCTTGTGATTTGCGTTGTTTTATAAAAACTATCATATTCAAACGGGGGGACAGCTAAAGTGTATCCTCCTCGAGACTCAAAACCTACTCCATTCGAAATCTGGTCAAGAGGCTTATTATTAAACTTTAAAAACCCCGTGTTCTTATTAATAAACTCTAATATTGCGTCTACAGAAAACCTAATATTTTTATCGTGGTCATAAGGGTCTATGTTAATAGTTAACCCGGAAACATTATTTGCCTGTGTGTGTAGATACCTAGCTAAAGTGTTATGGTCTTTACACGTAGGCGACTCGGTTTTAAGAGTATAATAAATTAAATTAGGAAGATAAGACTCCCAACTCTCTTTAATATCAGAAGATGCAGAAAACGAAGAAACCTCTTTAGGGAATACGGTTGATATTGCGTCTACTAAGGACTGTCTTGTTCCTTTTGCTTTATACGAATATACCGCTTGTCTCAGTTGTCCTCTCCACATGGACACGTCATCCCCTAAAAACTTCCAGCCTATGACCCCCGCAAGGTGGTCAAGGAACTCGGGAGGGCATCTGTCTATGTCGAACAGGTCTTGCATGTTCTCCATAATCATATCCAAATCATAGAAAGCCCAAGACGCAGCTTTCATAAACTTTGTATAAGGTCCTGAGGAATCAAACTTTGAATATATAAGACCTGAACCTTCCAACGCTTCTAAAGAATTCCGCAAGAAGGGGGAGTCCTCATCTTCTTTTTCTAACCAAACAGAAAGTAAGGTTTTAATCCTCTCAAGGTCTTGAACTCCGGAAGCATAACGTAAAGAAGAAACCGAAGAAGTAGACTCCTGAAAAGCATGAGGTAAGTACCTGTTAAAGGAAGCGACATCATCTCTATTTCTCCACAAATACTCAAACAAGCATTCCGCTGCTGTCTTCTCGGTAAATTCTCCATTGGGAGAATACAGAGCACTCGTAACATAATCAGTCAGGACTGCCGATAATTGTGTAGTGGCTCCACTATGAGAAGAAGTGTTAAACATATACATCAACCCTAACCCATCAACTAGAGAAGTATGTACGCTAGAAGCGGTTAAATAATTATTATTAGGGTCCGCAGACGCACCAGACACAAATGTTGGAGATGCGGTATTAAGAACTATCTCGGGTAAAACTATGGAGGAAAAATAGTTTTTAAAATCACTTTCACTATTAAAGCTTCCAAAATCTTTATTAAATCTAGAAAGAACCGTACGCTCGAAACCACGAGGAGTTACTCTAGTTAATTTATTTTCGGGAAGAAAGAAAGGTTTAATACTGCTTGTAGGATAACTTGATACCGTAAAAAACTCAGTAAATTCGTTAACCGCCAACAAATACTTTCCTAGCATTTGATAAGAAGTGTCTTCTACCTTTGTTTGATTTTCTTCTTGTTGATTGTATATATCTGGGAGAAGCTTGGTTATCTTCTCCACATAGTTATACTTAAATACGTCTTCATTTCCGCGATATGGCATTATACAAATTCAAAGTTAAGCTCGTAGTTATTCAATTGAATAATCTCATTAAAGTTTACGTAGATGTCTTGGTCGTAATTAGTAACTTTAAAGAACCTAATATCCGGGTTGTTCATAACAAAGTTTGCTAGTTCTGGGAATCTTAGTGGTTTTCCAAAATCCATATTATCATATGAAAGGTATGATGTAATCCTCTCACTTACATTAGTTTTTATATTTTCTTGTACTGCAGCCTTATTCCTATCTACGAAAATGGTTATAACTAAATCAACAGTTCTAACTAACCCATCTACGATTGTTAGTTCGTCTGTAATCATCTTAAATTCGTTCATATAAGATAGTAAGTCTCCTTTAAATCCGAGAGACGCTCGTTGTAATTGAGTATCCGTCGCTTTCGCTAAAGCGTAAATATCAATCATGTTTCCACCTGCTCCAGTTTGTCTCGCTACGGCTAAAGCTTTTCCCGTTTGTCCAGTAAGTCCTGCATAGGAATTAGCGATTGCGGTATAGTCTTCACCTGTTACAGCTCTATGTTGGGACTTGAAAAAGTAGGGAGCATACTTCTTTGCGTGGGCAACTGTTTCCGAGTTGGAACCCCCTGCTGCTACGGTAGTGTTTGTTATAGTACATTCTACAGGCGTACTTCCGTTCTTAGTACCTTGTACTTGGCTACGAATTGCGCCTTCTATTATATCTCCCCTGTTTCCGCCTCCTGTCCTATAGTAAACTACATAAGACTGACTATTCGCAGGGTTCTTTCCTCGTATATTGTCCCCGAACAATAGGCTACAAGAGTAATCATCATTGTAAATCTTTTCAAACACAGCATCGAGGCTACCAGAGGCAAGACTTAAGCTTTCGATTTCGTTATATATTTCTCCTCCTGAAGAGACAAAAATGCTACCTTCAATAATTGAGGGTTTAGGTACTCTAACTCTCTTTTGTGTTTGGGCGCTAGAGAAGGTTCCTGCCAAAGTGTGGTATGTGCCTTCCAATAAAGCTAAACCACCAAAAGAGGTGCCTTCCCAATAAGAATTGTAATCAAGTTCAAGGGCTCCTGCCTGAGCAACGGAAGCTTCATCTATAAGTCCGGTAGCTTTATTAACTTTATATAAAGTGTAAGAAAGTTGAGTGCCATCTCTTTGGGATGTAGTAGTTACCGTTCTTTGGGCTTTGGGAATTTGTACAGTATTTCCTGTAGAAAAAGTAACAGAGCTATCGGGGGTTAAGGTTGCAGTCGCTTTACTTGCAATAGGACCTTTCATTTTTACCCCAATCAGGTCTAATAGTTTTCTCAGATTTTCAGGAGTCTTTACTGTACTTAGGTAAGACTCATTAGCTAGAAAATCCGCTTTAAGAGAAAGTACAGACCCCATATAAGCAAATAATTCCATGAAGACCATTCCCAAGTCCGACTGAATAAAGTTATTATAGTCTTCTGGGTATACGGCTTTTACGTAGGAGATAAAGGCATCTTTGAATTCATCAAAATCCGCTACGGAATAATCTACAAGCGCACTCTTAGCATCGTCACTAATTTGACCTAGTGCCATAAAATCCGACATCACAGTACCTTCAAAGGCAGACGCGTTATATCTTACATTACCTGCAACACTAGGGGGGATATAATTTTTATTACTTACCATTATCTTATTACTAAATCAACAACTTCTTCCTCGAAAGGCGTCATAGAAAAACTAACCAATAAGGAAACATACAAGGTGTTCGCACCTGTAGTATTTCCTCCTTTTCCTTGGGAGACGGATACATCTTTTATAATAACCCTAGGCTCATAAGCCTGTACAGCATTAATGATGTCTTTCTCTAAATCACCAATAAGGGTTCCTGTAATAGGTTCGAACAAAGCAGCCCGCAAATTA